TAATCGTTGCAAACATACGCAATGGCGGTGAAGTAGCAAATGCTATGAGTGGTACTTATGGTTTGGCAAGGCAAGGATATTGATTATGAACTACTACCCTAAAACGTTACCGAAGTTTTTACAAAGCGGATATACATTAAAACGCAGTCCTAACGTATTGCGAACAACTATGACTAATGGCACAGTCAGACAAAGACTGTTATCAAAAGACGCACCGCATACACTGTCTGTTACATTACAGTTTAACAATCTTGCAGACTATCAGACTTTTGTTGCTTTTTATCAAAATCATATCAATTTTGGTGTTGATTGGTTTATCGCACCGATTTTAAATGACAGAGCAGATATAACAGAAAGTGAATTGATAGCACGAAAAGTCAGAATACAAAACGGTTCATTAAGTGAACAATTACAATTTCGTAATCATATAGGCGCATGTTATAAAATCAGCATGACACTTGATGTTGACAATGTGGAATTTAATGAATCATGGAGTAACTATTATAATGAGTAGAATTTTACTTGATGTTGATTTTAACGATCAGACGACAACTAATCATGCGTTAAATTCTGATTGGTTTGAAAGTGTTTCTAATAATCTGACAAATAACCGTTCTTTTGAACTGATTGAGGGAAGCGATTATTGCATGGTGCATACTGCAAGGTGCGGTCTTACTTTTACTCCAAGACACTTTTCAGATTTAACGGATTATGAACTTGAATTTGATATATATAGAACTGTCGTAACAAGAAAAATTCTTGTAGCATTTCAAAAGTGTTTCAAATTAGGCAATGATTATAATACGTTTTCTATTTTTCTTGATAACGAAACAATCAACATAGGAAATGTTGACACTACCGTTAATACATGGGTTAAATTCAAACTGCATAGAGAAAATGATGTATTGACCATATATCGTGATGATGTTCTTGTTTATACCTATAATGATGAAAATCAGAAAACTGTAATTAAACAGGCTATCTGTTTTGGTACTGATTTTAATGATACATGGCTAAATCAAGATACCAAAAAATACAATAACATTAAATTAACTGAATTGACAGTTAGACCATACATTATTGCAAGCAGTACATTCATAAATAGCGGTGATACAGTTACACTTGCATTACAGGGTGATTTTCAAAGTTGCAAGTGGGATAATAACGAAACAACAACAAGCATTACAGTAGAACCAACTTCAACAACTACATATACATGTGAAGTGGTTGATATTAACGACAATGTAATTACATTATCGCAAACTGTTAACGTATCAGCTAATAGCGTTGTTGGTTGGGGTACATTGTCAGAAAATACATTGTTTTTGATGAATTTTGCTAACGGGCAAATGAATCTGTTACGAGGTGAATGTGTTAAGCGAGGTGCTATTGATGATCCTAGTTATTATCAGATTGAACAAATAGACGGTGTGTATTGTCTAGCATGTAATAACGTTGCTTCTGAAAAAGGGTCTGTTTATGACGGTGCTTATTTTCCGTTTTTTAATTCAGCGAATATATGGTTTAACGAAACTAAACCGATTAAACGTACTTTTGAATATACAATTTGCACTCCAAATGATGATGGGAATAATGTATTTTGGAAAGCATTATCGTTTTTTCAATCTATCATAAATACATCTACAAACACTCCGGACAGTAACACAATCAATACCGGATATATAAACATTCGAGGTTATCAACAAAATTCGCCCGTTGGAATGAATTTGATAATTTCAGATGAAATGTGGGATAGGTCTAAACCGATTTATTCAAACGGTGAAAGATTACCACAATTAGCCAAAAACATAATCGGTAATGGGTGGAGTGATAAAGGTTGGCACCATATAGCAATAGAATTTCAATTAGACGTTATAAACGCTAGTGATGATGTATGTTCAGTTGTAATGTACGTTGATGGCTATCCGATTAAAACATGGCACCAGTATTACAGTACAGATTATGTAGCACGTAACGGTGAATGGTTTGCTATTGCTACATCAAATAACAATAATCAGCAATGGTATTTGTCAGAATGTATTATTACAGATGGTTTAAAATACGGTGGTAAATTTGATTTACCTAATAATTTTTACAAACAATATACAACAATAGCGACTGAGATTGTTCCTGTAACTCCGGTGCGCAAATTTAGCGAACTTGCCATTGTTAATGCCAACGGCACAGATGCACCAATTTACGCTATTGTGATTGAATCTGAAAGCCTTGCAACTCCTATTTGTTTTGCTCAGTCCTATCATGGCTTTATTGCCCGTGATCACAATGATGAATTGCGTGAGTTTACTCCTAGCGGTATTCAAATCAATTTGCCGGAAAGAACTAATCAAAGTGGTTCAGCGTTGTCTTTTGGTGTAGCAAGCATAAATGGTGAAGTATTGGAAATTGCAGATACGATAATGAGTGGTGCAAATCCATGTTATTTAACTGTATTGGAATATTTACCTTTTGACACGTCAGCAGAATATGATAGTGTGACTGCATACAAGCCTAGTTACTCACTAACCTTGTTTGTAACATCATGCCAGGTTACTCCTAAAGGTGCGACTATCACTGCCGGATGGCATGACACGTTAAACGCTAAATTTCCATTCAAAAGATACACGGCAAAACAGTTCAAGGGATTGCGCTATGTGTGCTAAGAATATTGATTTGTTCATGCGTAATATCCATACTCCTAACGGTCGTACATTTCCGATGTGCGATTGTTGGGGTTTAGTGTGCTATGTTTTCCTAAAAAATTTAGGAATTAAACTTGACCATAAAACATGTTATGACAAATACACAATGACAAATGGTTATAATGATTTAGTCAGTGATTTTGAACTGGTTAAAACTCCTAAAGATTATGATGTTATCTGTTACTTTAGGCATGATACACTTATACATATAGGCATATATATTGACGGTCACATACTGCATACAGATGCACGAAAAGGCACTTGTTTTGAATTGTTTAAACCACAGAATTTTATAAAAATTTATCGTTATAAAGGATTGATAAAATGAGAGTAAGAATTTTTAACAGAACGGATTTAAGTCATGCTTTAAAGGATTTTATCATTGATAACGAGGATATTAGTTTACTAAATTTTTTAGAAAACGGATTAAATTCAGAGGTAAGCAAGCGATTCAAAAGATGTGTAACCGTATTGTGTGACGGCGTGGAAATACCTCACAATATTTGGTGTAAATACAATTTAAAAAACACTAAAAACATTACATTCATAATTAAACCGCAAGATTTTTTCAGTATTGCAATGATAATCATTGCGCTTGCCGTTGCGGTTTATACAATGTCAATGCTCAAGAAGTTAAAGACCGATGATAAGAAACAGGAAAGCGGTTCAAGTATCTATGATCCAAATGCGCAAGGTAATAAGGCAAAATTGGAAGATCCTATACCCGAACAGTTTGGACTTGTTAAAGCATTTCCGGACTACATTTCAGACAAACATTATTTTTACGTAAACAATGTACGATATATGTCTATGTTATTGTGTCAAGGTGTAGGCTATTTTGATTGGTCACTTGATCAGATGTACATAGGCGCAACTCCTATCAGTTCATACGTAGGAAGTGATATTGATGTTTTGGTGGCAGATCCAAATACTGATATTAGTTCACATGACGCTCACAGATGCTGGTTTAATTCTACCGAAATAACAATGTCGGGAAAGGAAGTTCCGGCAACTGAAAGCAACTCACGTAAAAGAGGTGAAATTGTATCAGCAACGCTAACCTTAAACGGATTAACGGCAACAAGTAACAGTGATTTACATCTTGCCAGCGGTGATATGATTAGACTGTATAACTTACAGGGACAGGACAGAACAATCAATTTAACTGATATTGAGTTAATGCCTAGTTCTGTCAGATGTTATGCTCAATCAATCCCTAGCAATTTAAACCTTGCTTTAGGTTGGAAAGTTGCTCTCACGGTGACAAACGGTGGTAGTTCTGAAACATATCCTTTAACTTTAATAAATTACGGAACTGATACAAACAAAGGCAAGTTTATTGATGTAAATTTTGTAAATTTGACAATTACAGAAAATACATCAGCAACTTTAGTATTGAAAAGTTTTGTTTACAATGACAGTAATTTAGAAAG